ACTAAAGGCTTACAATCTTACATGCAAGTAGATGACTTGGAACTCGCTGAAGTAACAGTATGTGAAAAAGGAGTGAATCAAGGAGCATCTTTTGATTTATTAAAATCAGATAAACCAGCACAGAAATCATGTGCTGATGGTAGCTGCCTAACAAAGTCAGCTCCTAAACCAATAGAGGAGATAAATATGGTAATGAAATCAACTGGAAACGTAGACTTCACCCAGACTTTTCTTCACTGGCTTTCAAAAGAGAATGGGAAAGCTTCTGATCCCCTAGTAGGAGATAAGATGTTTGCTGTTCTTGAAAACTATAGAGGTAGAGAAAAGGAACACCATAACCAATTAGATAGGCAAGGTTTTCCAAAGGAACTAGATCCTGAATTTGCTAGAGTTACTCCAGTAATGGAGAACCCTAACTATCCCCCATGGGTTGTAGGAGAAGCAGGTTCTAACCTCGGACCGAAAAGGTACGAAGGTAGTTCCCTACCAGTAACAAAGGCATTTTTATCTTGGATGCAAAAAAGAGATAAAGGAGATGCTTTTGCTATTGCTACTTCACAGGCTAAGAAGGAAGGTTATGATGACTTTTCTGAAGGAAGCGAGGGAAGAGAAAAAAGGAATGACCTAGCTGAAAAACTAAAGGAAAGCTAGGAAAGGGAATGTCATCTTACTACGACATCTTAAAGACTCTTTTTTTAAAAGATGGAGCGGAAGCTATTGTCTATGAAATCAAGACGAATAAAAGGAAACCAAGAACCACTGGGAAGAAGAATATAGGAATTGGAAGGGGAAGCTATTCCAGAGGACATAAGAGGACACGATATGGCATTTATTAAGAAAACAAAGAAATGGGGAACTCACCCCACACAAATAACTAAATACGATATTCAACAACAAATAAGGGAAAGAGAACTAAAGGAAAGCTCCCTTGATGTTTTTAATGGAAATCCAATAGGAAAGGAAGCGAAAAATGAAACCGACAAACTGTCATGATGAAGAAAATTGTTGTGAAGAAAAGAATGTTAGTTGCGACTTAGATGAGTGTATTTGTGAAGAAGAAGAAACCTGTAAAATAAACTGTGAATACGAAGAAGATATAGAAAACAGTTGTTGTGGTGGCGAGTGCTGTTCAGATTAGATTATCAATAATAAACTAATCAAGGAGATACTTGTGAGAGTAAACTTACTTCAAATGATTTGGGAGATACTGACTGATCTTATAAAGGAAACGATAGGAAAGGTCTTAGACTTAACACTAGGAATACTAGGAAAGGTTAAGAGGATATTAAAGAAGATCCTACCATTTTAAAAACTTTCAAACTTGTCCCCTACTGTAAAAGGTAGGGGATTTTTTTATTGCTTGACATAGGTATTTTTAATTTGCTATAATGATTACAGAATAATAAATTAGTCTAGGAGAATTATGCAAACTTTTATGCCATACTCTGACATAGATAAAAGTGTCAGATGTTTAGATTACAGAAGATTGGGTAAGCAAAGAGTAGAAGCTATGCAAACTTATAATCAAATTACAAAAGGTAAAGGTGGGTATCCACATCACCCTGTTAATAGAATGTGGGGAAAGTATCCTGATGCTTTAGCATACTATCAAAATGCTTGTATAGAAGAATGGATAGATAGAGGATATAAGAATACTATGAAACATATTCCTCACATAAGAAACTTTGATATGCCTGATTGGATCGGAGATGAAAGAATACATAAATCTCACAGGTCTAATCTTCTAAGAAAAGATGGAGAATTCTATAAGCAGTATGGTTGGACTGAACCAACTGACATAGAATATCATTGGGTTTGACATGGCTCAGTTGATTATGATAGACTTTATTAGAAGTATAGAAAATAGTAAGTGAGGTATTATTGGGTTTTAGTAGTCCTTTATCAGCATTATTTTGGATAATGTTTTTAGGTTTAATAGCAAGTATAACAGAAGGGTGTATATTAATATGACAAAGATAGAAATATATATGAAAATATTAGTTTACTTATCCTTAGTTGGAGTAGTAATAATTGGAGTGAGATTATGAAAGTAGTAAATTTTACAGAAATACAATGGAGAAAATTAATTGATATCTTTTTAAATACAGAGAAGTCAAGTAGACTTAAATTTATGAAGATAATGATTAGTGCTTCAGTAGAAGATCTAACTGAAGAAAATAAAAATGAGATAGCATATACGCTATTTAGTTTATTTAAAGATAATTATTTGAAAGAGGGTAGTAAAGATGCTAAATGAACAAGAGAGAATATACATAACAAAGGACTCTCAAAAGTTAATGAGTGAAGTTTTAGATGCAAGAGAATGTTACTTTTTTAAGATGGGTGGAGATAGTGATTATCATGAATACAATTTAACAGATAGAGCCTATGGAGATATCCTTACGTTTAAGAATGTATTTGAGATGTGGATAAATTCATCTGATAGCAATCAGTATCTTGGTAGCCACAAAGACGATTGGTTTAGTGGGGACTTTAAGGGTAGCCATATTGAATATGAGAATCATCATTCAGTTGATCAAGTCGGCGAAACATATGCTGATACTAGATTTAATTCTGACTTTTGGTTGTCAATAGATTTTAATATGATAAGTGGTGCAAATGGAGAAGTTGGATTTCATACCATGCCTGTAACTGCAAAATTCTTCATACCTGATATCCTATGTAGAACGAGTGATTGGTTTAGTGTAATTCAAGAAAGTCTACATGATTGGTGGTATGAGAATGATTAAGAAGATATTAAGTCAATGGACTGAACCTACATCAACAAAGCAGTATCAGTTTTATCGTGATGGTATAACAGATGCTTTGCTTCATGGTCGTAGAGATGAGAAGAAACTAAATGAATTTCTCTTTAGCCATTTTTATAAAAGAGGATATGACTTTGGTATGTGGTTGTGGAATGAACAAGAAGATGATAATGATGAGAAAGATATAAAAGATTATGGAGATAGAATATGAATGATAATGAGAAAGCAGAGAAATTATGTAGATTGTTAGAGGATTTAATTTGGGAGTATCAAAGAATGAGTACAGATGGTCAGACAACACTTAATGAAATATACGCTATGGTTGGAATAGAACCTATAAAAGAAAATGATTAGAGTATACTTTGAAACAGATAGTACATCAGAAGAAGTGGCTACCTTTGAAAGCGAGAGTCATTACATATCATGCTTACCAATATTGAAAGAGGTGGCTAGACAAGAGAGATGGGAAAGAGTAACTGAAAGTGTAGACCAAGAATGAGTGAAATTGTAGAAGATAGATTCCCCATACTAAAAGATAAATACAGAGAGATATATACTGTACAGAAACTAGATTGGGATAACATCAAAGATGGCTTCCCATATATAGAAGCAGATGATAACAACAATGGTTATATCTTCGGTATTGAATATGGTGTAGGTTTTGATACAGAACAACAATGGTTTAATACCATAGAAGAAAGAGATGTAGAAGTTCAGTACCTACTTGATTTAAAGGAAGAAAAATCGTGGGTGGAAATAGAAGAAGAATATGAAGTCAACCCACTAGTAACAAACCTAATACAACAAAGAATAGATAAAGGATTACTATGATTAAGAGTGAAATTTTAGATTTCATTATGCTAGGAAAGAACAAGAAATAATATCAGGGATACAGAGTAATACCTTAAAGTTAATTGTTGCTAGTAAATTATATAAGATTTAGATAAGTCAGATAAAATATTAAGGGTTGACAAATAATTGAATAAGACCTAAAGTATTAATATAAATAATAACAAGAGAGGTAACATGACTTTATATTCAGAGAACAAAGAGTTGAAAGAAAAAGTTGCAGAATTAGAGAAAGATTTAGCTTTCTTTATTCAAGAAAACTATTTCAACTCTCAAAGATTAACTGACTATCAAAACGCTTATGAAATTGCTGATAGGTATTACAATACTTATATAGGAGAGGGGAGAGAAAAGATTAGTGTTGATGATGTTAATTACGAATACAAAAAAGAAATTGATGAGGTTCTTCCCAAGTTTAGACAAGATATAAAGACAGGGGAAGAATTAACAACTAGGGAAGAAATGAAAGTAGGGAGAAAAAGTGGCTCGGCAATTAAATAAAAAACAGATGGAAATCCTAGATAAGTTTGGTAATATCAATTCAGTAGACAACTTGCCAAATGATATCTATTGGAGTATAGTTGAGTTAAATGATTTTGAAACTATATATCAAGAGATAAATAATTATCTTTA